CGTTGACCCGGCCCGGACACGCACGCCCGCACATGGGGAAAATTCCCCAACGCCCAAAAAATTTCCCTCGCTTCGCTCGGGGAGGAACAGAGCACTCCGTGCTTCTCGCTCAAACTAGATGGAATACATCGGGCTATCGCCCTCTCATGGGAACAGAGCGCTATCGCGCTCCCTGCTCAAACTAGGGGGAATACATCGGGGGAACCCCTCTCATGGGAACAGCGTGCATAAGGATGCACAAGAAAGAATTGGGATTAGATAACAATCTGCCCGGGAGACAGCGCTACTCATCTGACGCCTGTAAACTGCCAAGCTCGCTGCCATCCTCTGACCCAAACAAAGTCCGCTGCTTCGCAGCAGCTGAATGTCCGCCAGAGGTGGCAATCACTACCTGCGGGTTCCCGCTGCTTCGCAGCGACCCTATTGGTTACAGGGGGCGGGGGGGGTCAACTAACAGGCTAGGGGCCCCAATCCATCCCGTCCACCCGGGTAGGTTAAAAAAATTTAGACAGGTGCCGACCAGCTACAGAGCTATGCTACCTATCAGTAGTTTTTGGACTATGCTACCTATCAGTAGTTTTTGGAATTAGAGGACGGGAGATAGGGGTGAAAAGTTACACACAAAATGAAGATTCTTATTATGGGAACGTAAGTGGCTGATTGTCAGGTGGATGGTTGTAAAGATTACTAGCTTGTATTTTAGTAATGGCCGTGTTTAGATGAGCTTATGACCGAAGGTACTGCCATTAAGAAGGAGATGATGAAGGCCATTGTGGCTGCGGGGGAAAACCGTCGGTTGGTGGAAGCACGCGATCCCAAGAAGGCGGCTAGGTGTTTGGAGCTGATGGCGGAGGGCAAGCCTTGGAAGGCCATTATGCGGGAGGAGGGCATTGATTGGTACACGCTGGTGGGGCTTAGGGCGAGGCACAAGGGCCTGCTGGATAAGCGCAGGGAGATTGTGGCGCAGGATGCAATGGAGTTGATTGAGGGGGCTAGGATGCTCCAGCAGGAGAAGATGAAGATGCTGGCTGAGGATGAGACGGCGCTAAAGAGGGTGAACATCCGCGACCTAGCCATGAGCTATGGCATTTACGCGGAGAAGTTCTTTATGGCCACGGAGGGCAACAAGGTGGTGGTGGAGCATAGGACGGGGGCTCCCAGCCTTGAAGACGCCGTAAAGGCCATAGAAGAGGCCAAGAAGAGGGCCAAGGCGGTGTCCATTGAGGTGGATGTCACGCCCGCCAAGGATGTTTCCCATGAAGAAAACAAAGAAGAAAATCAAACTGAAGAAGGACGAGACGTTCGACAAGAAGCAGGTGGCGGGGATGCTGATGGGCGTCCTTGACTCCTTTGAAGGCATTCTGGCCATCCAGATTGCCTTGCAGAAGCAGGTGGACCTGTTGCGTCAGGATATGGAAGAGGCTATGGGCCGTTCCCGCAGCTATGTTTGGTCGCTCAATTCCAAAAGCTGATGCTTAAGTGGGAGGCCCATCCCATCCTGAAGCCGCCCTCCGACGAGGAGATGGCGGCTTTGGAACCCAAGGAGCTGGTGAAGTTGTGGGGCATCTACCACGATGCCATCAATAACGCCCGCAAAGACCCCTACAGGTATGGGTGGGTGCTCGACCATTGGAAGCAGGCGGAGCAGATGTTCCATAAGCATAGGACGCTGCTCTTGCTTGGTGCAAACCGAAGCGGCAAAACGACCTACGGGGCACGGGCCGTGGTGAAGGCGGCGGTGGAGAATGAGGAGAGCCTCATCTTCTGCTTCAGCCAGAATCAGGAGACGAGCGTGCTAGTGCAACAGAGTGCCGTGTACGAATATCTCCCGGCTGAGCTAAAGAAGAAGGCCACCGAAGAGACCCACTACATGAGCTATTCGATGCAGAATGGCTTTGCGAACAAGGGGCTGGTGCTTCCGAACAAGAGTCGGATAGTGTTCAAGACGTACAGCCAGTTTCAGCAGAACCAAACCATCCTTGAGGGCATGAAGCTGGGGTCGCCGAGGCCCAAGTGGATCAATGTCGGGGCTTGGTGTGACGAGTATTTGATGGGGATGGAGCTGCTGGATCGCCTCTACATCCGCTTTTCCACCTTCAACTCCAAGCTGCTGCTCACGTTCACGCCCAAGGATGGCGTGACGGAGACGGTGAGGTACTACTTGGACGGGGCAAAAACTCTGGAGTCACGTCCAGCGGAGCTGCTAGACAACAGGATGGTGCCCTACGCGCAGGTTAATGAGTCCAAGAACACGGGCATTGTCTACTTCCACAGCAAGGACAATCCTTGGTCTGGCTACGAGAGCATTGCCGAGCAATGTCGGGCCAAGGGGGACGAGACCTACACGCTGACGGCGGCGTATGGGGTGCCCACCAAGACGTACACGACGAAGTTCCCCAACTTCTCCGTTGATGTGAACGTCGTGAAGCATGAGTCCATCGACCTGAAGGGCAAGACGAGGTATATGGTGCTGGACCCCGCTGGCCGTAAGAATTGGTTCATGGTGTGGATTGCCGTGGACGAGACGGGAACGTGGTGGGTGTACAGGGAGTGGCCGGATGGCAGCTATGGCGATTGGTCGGAGATGCGGGGTGGCAAATGGCAACCCGGTCCTGCGGCCAAGGGGCTGGGCTTTGGCATCCGCGACTACGTTGATATGATAGGCACGCTTGAGGAGCAGACGGCGGATGTCATATTTGAACGGCTGATTGACCCGCGTCTCGGAGCTCAGAAATACCAGACGCAAACCGGCGCATCATCCATCATAGAAGACCTTAACGACGCGGGGCTGGTTTTCCTGCCAGCACCCGGGCTGGACATTGAGGACGGGCTACAGGCCTTGCAGACGAAGATGGCTTACAATCGCAAGGCCCCGATGGACAGCCTCAATCGCCCGCACTTCTACATCTCCGACCGCTGCACGAACATCATCCCCGCCTTGCAGGAGTACACGGCGGAAGGCGGGCTGGACGAGGCGTGGAAGGACCCCGTGGATGTGCTGCGCTACGCCGCCATTGCGGACATCAGGCACGTCAATCCCAACGACATGAAGGTGAGGCGTTCCGCCTCTCAGGCTTACTAACATGAATAAAGTGTCATTCAAGCAACTGGCCAAGGAGCTTGGCCTTAAGAACCATGAGCTCATTGAGCTAAGGGCTGAAAAGCTGTCCGAGGAGGAATGGGGCAAGGACAAGGACGGGGCGTGGTTTACGGAAGAGGGGGCGGACAAGCTCCGTCTGCATAAGCAGGTGCCCCTTGCCGTGCCCTCCCGTGTGCAGATGAAGGTGATTAGGCGGGCACCCAATCCGCATTGGGTTTATGCCTATCCCGGCAAGGATCAGCCGCTTGTTCCCGTCGCCATCAGACCGAGCTGGTGTGATAGGCTTGTCGGCAAACCAATCTACGTCAACATCATCAAGGACGCGCAAGGCGGAATCACCTATCGGCATGAAGCGCTCGGAAAGTGACATCACACTCAATCCCGAGTGGCAAGCCGAGCAGATGGACCGCCTTCTCGGCTTTGAAATTTTGACACGCGCCCTTCAGGCCCGCTACCACCCCGTTCCACCGGAGTTGTTGGCGGACAAGGTGGAGACCTAATGAAAAACGACCAAATTGAAGCCCTGACGTTCGCCTCGGGCAAGCCCGACGTTTCGGCGCTTAAGAACGCTTATGAGCGGACGATTGGCGATTTGGATTGGTATTTGCAGAGCACGCGGGACAGCTTCGACTATCGCCGCAACATCTGGCCCGGGAAGTCCAAGGACCTTCGCAAGCACGGGGCGGACGCCTTCCCGTTTGAGGGCGCGTCCGACACGGAGGTGGGCATCATTGATGAGCGCATCAACACCTACGTTGCTTTGTGCATGGAGGCCCTTGAGCGGGCCAACATCCGCGCCTACCCCGTGGAGCTGGGCGACATCGCCCGTGCCCGCGTCACCTCAGCCTTCCTGAAGTGGATGCGTTCGTCCTACATCAAGGACTTCAAACGGCAGATGGAGCTGGGATGCAACTACCTGTTTGAGCGTGGCATCATGGTGACGTATGTCGGCTGGATGCGCGAAAACCGCACCTTCCTGCAACAACTCAATCTTCAGCAGATTGCTCAGCTCAGCCCCGATCTGGCCCAGCTGATTGTTGACGGCAAGACGGATGACCAGATTGCGGCCTTGCTGAAGGAGCAGTTTGCGGGCGTCACGGATGCCCGTGCAAAGAAGGCCATCAAGCAGCTTCGCAAGACGGGCATGGCCGAGCTCCCTGTTGTCAGGCAGTCGGTGAATGCCCCCAAGGTGTGCTCCCTAGCCCCTGATGGCGACGTATTCTTCCCTGCCTACACCACCGACTACCAGAAGGCTCCCTATTGCTTCTGGCGCGTGCTGATGACGGCGCAGGAAATCAAGAACAAGGTGGCCACGGAAGGCTGGGATAAGGAATGGGCTGATGATGTCATCAATAAATTCTCCACTTCCATTGACATCACGGACCCGCGTGCCAACACCCAGATTAGCCGAGCTGCGTCCAACGAGACGGATGAGCTTTACGAGGTGATTTATGCCTACCAGCGACTCATTTCCGAGGAGGACAATTCGGAAGGCATCTATTGCACGGTGTTCCATTCCATGCAAACGGGCACTCCCGAGGACCCGAAGTATGCGAAGCACGAATTGCTCAACGGGTATGACGACTACCCCTTCGTCGTCACCAAGCTCAGCGAAGACAACAAGCGGCTGTACGAGCTCAACACCGTCCCCGAGCAGCTGAAGGGCTTGCAATGGAGCGTTAAGGCCGAGCGCGACGCCCGCACCGACCGCAACAGCTTTTCCACCCTGCCCCCCATCCTGCACCCTGCTGGCTTCCCGCCCAACGACTGGGGGCCGGGTGCCAAGGTGCCCTATCGCCGTCTTGGTGAAATCCAATTCGGACCCACGCCCGCCTACAACCCGGGCAGCATTGAGATGGAGCGGGTGCAAATCGACCAAGCCGACCGCCTGATGGGCTTGGACCACGCCAACCCCATGTCGCGGGTTCGCCAGCAATACTATGTGGATAAGTTCCTTGGCCATGTGCGCGATGTTCTTAAACTCGCGTACAAGTGCTATCAGCGCTTTGGGCCCGAGCAGGTGTTCTTCCGCGTGACGGGAACGTCCGATCCGGTGCGCTACAGCCGTGGCGATCCGAATGAGGACTTCGACATCAACATCACGTTTGATGTTATGAACACGGACCCTGAGGCCTTGGAGGCCCAGCTACAGCGCTTCGTCAGCTTGGTGCAGCTCGACCGCAATGGCCGCATCAACATGGACCTGCTGCTGGAGGCTTTGGCTGCTTCTGTAAATCCTGCCCTTGCGGACGCTGTTCTTCAGCCCGCTGGCGAGGCTCAGCAGCAGATTGTGAAGCAGGTGACGGACGACCTCTCCAAGATTTACGCTGGTATCGAGGTGGGTGCGCGGCCCAACGGGGCGCAGGTGGCATTGCAGGTGGTGCAACAGTACACCCAGCAGCCCGATGTCATGCAGCGCTTGCAGCAGGACGAGGCCTTCCAAGCCCGCCTACAGAAGTACGTCCAGCAATACCAATTCCAGATGCAACAGGCGCAGAACGCCGAGATTGGGAAGATTGGTACGGCTCCCGCCCAGATGGGGGAGATGCAGACGCAGGGCGCTGCGCAGTAGTTACTCCCGCATCCGCTTCCACTTGTCGGACAGGTCTTGGTATTTGGCCACGTTGAGGATTTCCTCCGTGGCCAAGATGCGTCCACTTAGCTGCTGGAGCCGTTCCGTAGGTACATCGTGCATCTGCGAGATACACCATTCTCGAATACCGTAAACGTAGTCGAGGAACTTCAGGAAGTCCTCGCTGTTGTGCAGCCGCTCAATGGATTTGTCGTCAATCATGGTGGCTTATGAGCCAATGATTAGCTCTTATGGTCAAGCACCAAAATGCTTGTGATAGCATTCCGCCAACTCGCAGTCGCCGGGGCGTTAAATACGGCGGATAGACCACCTTATGTCAGAAGTCACTACGTCGGACGCGGCAGACGTTAAGCCAGCCGTGGAAAACAAGTCGATGACGGATCAGGATTTCCTGTCCTCCCGAATCGCCAAGCTGAGCTCCAAGGCTCCCAAGCCAGAGGCAGCACAGCCTGAATCGGCTCCAGAAGTGGAGGCCCCCAAGGCTGAGTCCCCCTCGCAGGAGGGCGAACCTAAGCCGAAAGAGGCGTCCCCAAGGGAAGTTCTTTCAAAGGATGTTGAGGACCTTACGGACGAGGATATTGCCGAACTGGCCCAAAAGGGCAAGAGCGGCCTTCTCAAGCGCATTGCCGAACTGACAGCCAAGCGAAAGCTGGCCGAGGAAAAGGCAGCGGCGTTGGAGGCGGCGGTTCAACAGGCACGGCAGCAGCCTCAAGAGCCAAAGGTGGAGAACAACCCCTATGCGTCGGTTGCCGACCCCGAAGAGCTTCAGAAGAAGAAGCAGGAGGTCGATCAGTCGATTGAATGGGCGGAAGATGTTCTGTTCCGAGCTGAAGACCTAGCCGCAGATGATGTGGCAATCACGGTGGACGGCAAGGAATACACCAAGACTTTCGTCCGTGACTACCTCCGTAACGCAAGGAAGGCGCGCGACAAGTATTTGCCAGCCCAAGAACGGGAATTGGCAGGTCGTGAACAGCGAGCCCAACTTGAGGCGTCATTCAAACAGCAGGCCCGCAAGGAGCTCAGCTGGATGGAGGGCGACGACAATGACACCCGTAAGCGATTTGAGTCGATGGTCAGCGACCCCCGCCTCAAGAAGCTGAAGGAGTCCGTTCCAGAGATAGCCCCGCAAATCGAATACATCATCGCCCACGCA